CCTGTGCTTACCGCCCTGGCCGACTACGTGCGCGAGGCGTTCAGCAAGGCCGAGGAGCACAAGCGAACGACCGGTGTGGCTGAACGGCTTCTGAAGTCGAGACGGTTGCATTCTGGCGAGTACGAGGCGGCAACCCTCAAGCAGATTCAGATTCGCGGCGGCACGGAACTGTTCTTCAACATCACCGGGCCGAAGTGTGACGCGCTGGAAGCCTGGATGAACGACGTGTTTGCCTCGGCAACCGACCGGCCGTGGGACGTGGTGCCGACCCCCATCCCGACCTTGCCTACCGCATTAGCCGACCGCGTTGTGCAGGCGACGGTGGCTGAGTTCTCGGGCCGACCACAAGCTGTCGCTGGCGAGGCGCCAGCGCCCGTGGCTACTCCTGGCGCTGTACCAGTGCCCGGCGAAATGCCTTCTGCAATGCCCGGCGCCGCCCCTCCACCGACTATGCAGCCGCCCGAGCAGCAGTCAGCCTCTCCGCAAGAGATACAGCAGTTCGCCAGCGACTTGTACGACCAGATGCTCACCGAGATGTTCGAGGACGCCAAGAAACGTTGCGACCGCATGGCGCGCAAGATGGAAGACCAGACGGTCGAGGGTGGGTTCGTGGACGCACTGGCGCAGTTCATCAAAGACCTGGCCATCTACCCATCGGCGATTCTCAAGGGGCCGCTGTTCATTCGGCAGAAGCGCCTGGCCTGGCAGAATGGTCAGGTTACAGTGCAGGAAGAGGTCATCCCTTCGTGGTACGTTCCCGATCCACAGGACTTTTTCCCCGGTCCGAACGCGCGGAACGTCAACGAGTCGTGCATGTGCGAGCGCGTGTACTACGACCGTCGCAGTCTCGCGGACATGCGCGGCGTGGAAGGTTGGAACACTGAGGCCATCACCGCTGTTCTGGCGAAGCCCGAGACAACGACCGGCACAACGGACAGTGCTGAGGAAGTCACACGCGCCGGTCTTGAAGATCGTGACGCGGCCGAGAACGCCGGACTGCCGGGCAACACCCTGGACGGCATCGAGTTCTGGGGCAGTGTGCAAGGCGATATGCTCGCGGATTGGGGTCTGAAGGGCGTAGACGATCCCTCGAAGTACTACGAGGTAACGTGCGTACTCATCGGCGATACGATCATACGCGCTGTGTTGAATCCCCATCCACTGGGCCACCGGCCCTACTACGTGACGAGTTTCAGTAAGAACCGCAGTTCCCTGTGGGGCGTCAAGAGCCTGCCAGAGAAGCTGGTGGACTGCCAGGAGGGCACCAACGGAGCGCACCGGAACCTGATCGACAATCTGGCCATTGCCAGTGGCCCCCAAGTAGCGGTTGACTTGGACTCGCTGGAGGCGAATCAGGCTCCGAATGTCCACAAGCAGTGGCCGTGGAAGGTCTGGCCTTTCAACGGCAGCAAGACACAGGGACGGCTGCCGATCCACTTCTTCCAGCCGCAGGCGAACAGTGCCGAGCTTCTGAACGTTGCCGAGCACTTCGAGCAGAAGGCCGATGAGCGGACGCTCATCCCGCGGTACGTGACCGGGGACGAGAGCCTGACGGGTGCCGGGGCGACTGCGAGCGGGCTGTCGATGCTCATGAACGCGGCTGCCCGTGGTGTCAAGCGCGTGGTGGGCGACATGGACCGGGACGTAGTGCGCCCGGCGATTCAGGACTTGTTCATCTGGAACATGATGAACCTGCCGGACGAGGCACTGAAGGGCGATGCGCAGATCGTGGCGCGTGGCCGACTGGCGATGCTGACACGCGAGCAGACACAGCTTCGCAGGCAGGAGTTCTTGCAGATGACGAACAACCCGACGGACAACCAGATCGTCGGGATTGAAGGGCGCGCGGCGCTTCTGCGCGAGATTGCGAAGGGTCTGGACATCCCGATAGATGACATCGTGCCGAACAAGGAAGAACTGCGGCGGCGGGTCGAGGCTGCGCAGCAGGCGCAGCAGATGATGCCCGAGCCGGTTGCTGCGGCGTAGGCGAGTTGACAAACTGGGCGTAGGCGGCTGATCACCGCCTCGCAAGCGGCAAACAAAGCCGGCATGGGTGCGCACATCCGTGTCGGCTTTTTTTATGCCGGCGCCCAGACGGCTTCTTGAGTGGGAGTAACGATGACGAAGAAGAAGGTCACGAGAACCATACGACGCGCAGCCAAGCGCGAAGGCGAGAAGTTCCGCAAGATCGCGGAGGGGGCTGCTGTTGAAGTCGAGGTTGGCTTGAAGAAGGTCGTCAATAGTCTGCCGATTCTGAGGCGTCTGGGTATCGCCGCACGCATCATCGGGGGGCGCTGGAAGTGAGTACAATCCTGCCGAGACCGACTGCCGATGAGCTTCGTAGCATCGCCGCGTTGCGTCTTAGTCCGCAGTGGAAGGGCTTTGGCGCATGGCTGGACGGTGCGTACGACAACGCCCTGAAGCAGTTGCTTACGTGCGCAGATGCGGACCTACCCGCAGCGCGGAGTATGGCCGCGGCGCTTTCGACGATCCGTGAGACATTCGACACGGCCCCGGACACAGTTCGGGAGACCGGAATGACGTGAGAATACCGCCAATGGGGCGGCTCTCGACTAGTGAACACTCGCCGTACGGCGAGCTCACAAGCGTAGGAGACTGACATGGTGACGGAGATGCCGACGGGTATCAAGAAGATGCAACAGGAGCTTGAGGACGCTCGCAAGGCCGCTCAGGCGCCGACGCCGGAAGTTCCGGTTGTCGAGACGCCGAATCCGTCTAGCGAAGCCGTCCCCATTGAGCCCGAGTTGCAGCCGACCGTGGCCTTGGAAGCCGCAGCCACTGACGTTCCAGAACCGCAGGACGTGGGGAAGACCGAACCGGCTCCCCAGCCTACGGATAACCTGGAGCAGAAACTTCGCCTTCTGGAACACAAGCTCAGTGTCCTGCAAGGCAAGTACGATGCCGAGGTGCCGGGCGAGATGCGCAAAGCCGCCAAACTCGCGGCGGAGAACAAGGCGCTCAAGGAGCAGGTGGAGGCCGCCAAGGCATCCGCCAAGTCCGAGAAGACGCCGCCGAAGCCGACGCCCGTAAGGCCGGCCGATGTGTCCGACGATGAGGTCAAGGCGTACTACAGCCCGACCGACATTGAGGACTTCGGCATGGAGTTCCTGAAAAAGCACATCGCTGTGGCTAAGAGCGTGCAGGCTGCTGCGCCGTCGCCGACGGACCCCAACGAGGAGCGTATCCAGAGTATGGAGGATAGGTTGGAACAGCAGGCCCATGATGCCTATCTCGGCGACCTGACCAAGGTCGTGTCCAACTGGAAGGAGATCACGGAATCTCCCGAGTGGACCGACGATTACCTTGCTGAGATCGACGAGAAGACGGGCCTGAGCAACCACACGCTTCTGCAAGATGCGTATGAGAAGTACGACGTGGGCCGGACGGCAGCGCTCTTCAAGGAGTTCGCAGCTAGGCAACCCGTAAAGACGACGGCAGTACCGACCGCCGGTCGTGAAGTGCCGAGGCCGGGGCCTGCGCCTGTCGGTTCCACGAAACCCAAGAACACGATGACGCTCGCGGAGTACATCGAGAGCATGAACAAGCTCCCAACGCTTGGCCTGTCGCCGATGCAGTTGCTGGAGCGAAGAAAAGAACTCGAAGTTGTCTGGCGTGAGGGGCGCGTGGTTGACTAGACCACCGCCCGGGGCGCCGATAGCTTCGTGAGGAGAGACGAACATGGCCGGATATCCGACCGCTGTCGATACCCCGAACCTTTCGGGAACAAGCATCCCTACGCTGTACGCATCCAGCCTGCTCGTCGCGTTCTACGCGGCGAGCGTGTTCGGCGCCATTGCGACGACCGAATACGAAGGGCAGGTCAAGGACAAGGGTGACACGCTGCGTATCCGCACGCTGCCTACCCCCATCATTCGAGACCACGTTGAAGGCCAGGCGCTGATCTACGACAAGCCGGAGCCCTCGTACGTTGACCTGGTGATCGACAAGGGCAAGTACTGGTCGTACGAAGTCGGCGACGTGACGCGCAAACAGGTCGATTACGACGTGTTGAGCAACTGGTCGGCGCACTTCGTGGAGTACCTGAAGATCGCCATTGACACCGACGTGCTCGGTGGCACCTACTCCAGCGCTCATGCAAGTAACTCCGGGACCACGGCCGGTGCTATCAGCGCCGGTCTCAATCTCGGCGTTGCCGGAACTCCGCTGGCGGTCACGTCCACAAACGTGATCGAGAAGATCATCCTTTGCGGGCAGGCGCTGGACGAGTTGAACGTCCCGAGCACGAACCGCTGGATCGTCGCGCCGGCGTGGTTCTGTTCGCTCCTGAAGCAGTCCGACATCAAGGACGCGAGCATGATGGGCGACGGCAAGAGCGTTCTGCGCAACGGGCGGATCGGTGTGATCGACAGGTTCGAGATTTACATGTCGAACAACCTGACGGTTGCTACCGAGACGCATACGCCCACCAACGTGATGTTCGGTTGGAAGGGTTCCATCGCCTTCGCGTCGCAGATTGCGAAGACGGAAACGCTTCGGAACCCGACCGCGTTTGGCGACCTCTGCCGCAGCCTCCAGGTGTACGGCTACAAGGTCATCAAGCCCGAGGGCCTGGGCAACCTCTTCTGCTACAGCGGCTAGTGAAGTCTGGGGGCGGTAGCACATCTGCCGCCCCCTCACCGTTCCGATGAGGAACAAAGGAGACGCACATGACGACATCCGTAACAGACTGGGCCGTCGGAGACGGCAACGCGCTCCCCGCAAATCGGGGAGGCAAGTGCTTTGTGCTGAAGAAGCACATCGACGCGAGTGAGACCAACATCGCCGCAGCGGCGATTGTCAAACTGTGGGAGATTCCCGCGGACACTCGTGTCATGGAAACCATCGTTGTGATAAGGACTGTTGAGGACAGCACCTGCACACTGACCATCGGCGACTATCTCACTGCGACGCCGACGACCGAAGTGGACTTGGACGGCTACGAGGCCAGTATGGATGCCGAGGCGGCTGTCGCGTACAGCTCGCTGGACGGCGCGGCTGCTTACGCGACCGGCAAGTTCTACCTGGACTCGCTGGACTACATCGGCCTTCTGTTCAACAACGCGGCAGACACCGTGGTCCTGGATGCCTATGCCATCTGCATGGACTGCCGGCCGTAACCGCTCACTGAGGGGG